AGACTTCCATCATTATTATAGTTTAAGTCCTCTATTGTCAGAGTGGCTAAAAGGGAAGCAGGCAATTCGCCCCGAACACTATACCGATGAATATATTGTTGTATGGAGAGATGAGTTTATAGAGGAAAAATGGGCAGAGTTATATGATTATACAGTAACCCTATGTCATGACCATCATTTACAACTTCATTCAATTTACGGTAAAGATCCTTCCCTAGCTACTGCTAAGAAGCAGGAAAACTGGGTAGAAATACAGAGAACTAAACATGGCTTGGTATGATGTACTAATCGGTAAAAAAGTAGAAGATTTAGAAGAAAAGCTAAATCCTGCGCAGCCATACTATGACCATAAAATCGAACCTTCTAGAGAGCCGATTTATAACTATGAAAGGGCTTATGAAGAGATTGAAATTGTAAATCGTGCAATCAATATGATTGTAGATGACGCTGCCGAAATTCCTACTAGAATAGGAGATCAGCATAAAGGTTTAAGCGTTGTAAAGAATATTAAGCGTAGTCGGCTAGACTTACTTTTAAATAAGGAACCAAATCCTTTTCAGGATATTAATACATTTAGACGGAATATACTTATTGATATTCTTCTTGACGGTAATATTTTCTTATACTTTGACGGAGTACACTTATACCATTTGCCAGCGGCAGATATGGTAATTCATTCGAGCGATACTACTTATATTGAAAAGTTTACTTATAAAGAGAGAATTAATTATTCTCCTAATGAGATTATTCATGTAAAAGAAAATTCTTTTTATTCAATCTATCGAGGAGTCCCTCGTCTTAGTCCTGCTCTTCGCACTATACAACTAATGATGCGTATGAGAAGTTTTCAAGATAACTTCTTTAAAAATGGAGCAGTTCCAGGGCTAGTATTAAAAAGTCCAAATACTTTATCAGAAAAAATTAAAGACAGAATGCTTTCCTCATGGCAAGCTAGATACAAGCCAGATACTGGAGGAAGAAGACCTTTAATTCTTGACGGTGGAATTGATATTGATAAGATTTCAAATGTAAACTTTAAAGAATTAGATTTTCAAAATGCAATTTCAGAAAATGAGAAGATTATATTAAAAGCAATTGGAGTTCCTCCAATACTTTTAGATTCTGGAAATAATGCAAATTTACGACCAAACTTAAGGTTGTACTACTTAGAGACTGTTCTTCCAATTGTTCGCAAATTAAATTTTGCAATTGAACGGTATTTTGGATTTGATATTACAGAAGACTTGACAAATATTCCTGCATTACAGCCAGAATTACGAGATCAAGCAGCTTACTATACTTCTCTTGTAAATGCTGGAATTATTTCACCGAATGAAGCTCGCACAAAACTAGGACTTGAAAGCTTAGAAGGGCATGACGAGATACGAGTTCCTGCAAATATTGCAGGCAGTGCTGTAGACCCTACAGAAGGCGGCAGACCGCCAGAAGGAGAAACCTAATGTCTGTAAGACAAAAAAGAGAAATACTTGATAGACTAACAAAAGATTTTAAAGAATATAATTTGCCAGGAGGGATTACTTATAGTGCTTATATGACTATAGTAGCTAATCCTGTAATGCCTAGGGCGGTAAGAAAATTATTCGGAAACTGGGATCGAGCGGTAAAAAGCGTTCAAATTGCACTAAGAACCTCGGATGCAAAACCAGAGCTTCCTCCAGTAAAGATTGAAAAACCAAAGATTGAAGTGCCTAAACCAAAGCCCGTAAAAATTGAAGTACCTAAGGCTAAGCCTGTGAAAGCAGAGGTAAAAGAAGATGGAAAAGATATTTAACCTAACCTCCACGTTCAAAGCACAAGCCGGAGAAGACGGTAGTGTTATGATTCGTGGAATGGCAAGCACTGCTGACTTTGATCGCGCTGGTGATTCTATTTCCGCAGAAGCTTGGACAAAAGGCGGTTTAAAGAATTTCGAAAAGAATCCTATTATTCTTTTTAATCACGACTATGATCGACCAATTGGTCGTGCGACTGGTATGAAAGCCGGCCCACATGGTCTAGAACTAGAATGCAAAATTAGTAAAAGTGCCCCTGGCAATGTTGCTGAGCTTGTTAAAGATGGTGTCCTTGGAGCCTTTTCTGTTGGTTTCCGTGTCAAGGATGCAGACTATATTAAGGAAACCGATGGATTAATGATTAAGGATGCTGAGTTGTTTGAAGTTTCGGTTGTTTCCGTACCTTGCAATCAGGCAGCTACTTTTTCTTTGGCGAAATCTTTTAACTCTATGACAGAGTATGAAGAGTTCAAGAAAACTTTCACAAATCGTGTAGATCTAGCCGGTCAGACTCTGGCTAAGGACGAGGTCAATACCTCTAGCGTAGCTAGTGACACACCGGAAAAGGCGGATTTATCCGCACAACAGGAGATCAAAATGTCTGAAGTTAATACTCCAGAAATCGACTTGGAAGCTTTTGCTAAAAAAGTAGCGGAGCAAACTGCTGCTAATATCGCAATGAAGCAAGCCGAGCAGAAAGCAGCTGAAAAAGCTGAACAAGAAAAAGCAGCAGCGGAAGTTGCAGCTAAAGCAGCACAAGAAGAGCAAGTTAAAGCCGCAGTAGTTACTGCTGTTGAAACTGGTGCAGAGCGTCTTGAAAAAGACTTTGCAGAAAAACTTGCTGAAAAAGATTCAAACTTCAATGAAGTTCTTGCTTCTTTCAAGAAAGAGCTTGAAGAGAAGAACGAAGAAATGCAAAAAATGCGTGAGTCTAAGCGAGTATTTGGTGATCGCGAAGCTTCTACTGGTGATGTCACTAAGTGGGGCAAAGAGTTCATGAATGCACACATTCTAGGTGTTATGACTGGCAAAGGTTTTGATACTGCTTATGGTCGCAGCGTATTTGAAAAAGCTGGTATGGCGTATGATGGTACTGATCCAAATATTGCTACAGAAGTTTCTCGTCAAATCGAAAAAGAAATTACTTTGAACTTGCGTACTGCACAGTTGTTCCGTGAAGTTCAAATTAATTCAGCTTCACAAGTACTACCAATTCAAGGTGATACTAACAAGGCTGCTTGGCAGACTACTCCAGCTACTGCAGGTAACTTGGAGAACCGCACTCAGGTTGCTGCAAACACTTACCAGGCTAAGCAAGTTGTGCTTCAGGCTTACCGTCTGATTTCACAGACTTTCATGGACAACCATGTTGATGAAGAAGTACTTGTTAACTTGATGCCTATGCTTATTGATTCAGTTGCTCGTGCACACGCTCGTGCAGTTGATGATGCTATCTTGAACGGTAACGGTACTTTCAGCGGCGTCGAAGGTTTTGCAACTGCTTCTACTGGTGGTGCTTTGGATCTCGATGGTGCTACTCTTGCAGCCGGTAACTCAGCAACTCTTACTGCTGCTATGCTTTTACAAGCCCGTAAAGATATGGGTAAGTATGGTATTATGCCAGAAGATGTAGCTTATATCGTTTCTCAGAAGCGTTACTACGACCTTCTTGCAGATCCTGAGTTTGCAGATATCACAGACGTAGGTTCTGATATTGCAACCAAGATTACAGGTACTATTGGTGCCGTTTATGGATCACCAGTAATCGTATCTGATAACTTCGAAGCAGAAGCAGCTGGAGCATCTGTAGCTTATGCTGTTAACTTGCGTAACTACGTAATCCCACGTCTGCGCGGTGTTGCAGTCGAGCAAGATTACGAAGTTGGCAATCAGCGTCGTGTAATTGTTGCTAGCCAGTCACTTGGCTTCAATGAGCTCGTAGCTGATGATGCAGCAAATCGTTCAGCGGTTAAAGTTGTAGCAACAGCTTAATCTCTGTACAATAACTAGGGGGAGTTCGCTCCCCCAAGTTTTTACTTATTAACTTATGACAAATTTAATCACTTTAGAAGAATATAAAGAAGCCGAAGGCATTCAGTCTCCCAAAGAAGACTTGCGTATCGAGGCTTTGATTCCTGCCGTGAGTCAATTAGTAAAAACTTATTGTGGAAATAGTATTGTAGATTACTACAGTACTAATAAAACAGAAGTTATTAATATTAATTGGAGTACAGAAGTAATTCATTTAACAGAAAGCCCAGTAAATACCATAGTATCTGTGGAAGAGCGTGATTCTTATCAAGGCAGTTATGTTGCGCTTACAGAGGCGAATCATGAATTTTACTTTGATCCCACTACTGACAGTATTCTAAGAACTACTGGTGGGCGTAGCTATAAATACTGGCCAAAAGGTCCTGGAGCTGTAAGAGTAGTATATACAGCAGGTTATGAAACAGTACCTGCAGATTTACAGCTTGCTGTTATCGACCTTATTACTTATTATTTCAAAGATGAACACAAAGAGCGCCGCACACTTGCAGGTGCTTCAGTGCAGAACCAAGCAAGCACTAGTCAGCGTAATAATGTTGCTTTCCCTGACCACATCAAGCGTGTGCTTGATTTATATAAGAACTTCTAATGAGTAAGCAAAGTATACGTGCAAATGTTGCCGCTAAGCTACTAGAAAACGTTGATCGTACTAGTAATAAGCTAGTATCTGAGGCGGCACGTATTGTATTACAGAGTACTCAAGCTTCTCAATGTTTAATTCTAGACCGCAAAGCTGTCAGAGTATTACAAACAGGGTTTGAAGCAGGAATAGGTAGAAGTCTAACAGCAAGAGAAGGTACAAAGTATAGGGGGGAAGTAAAAAAATATTTTAAACAGCTATCTAAGCCTTTTCCAGATATTCCAGGAAAACGTTACTTTATTCAAATATTACGAAGAAATAAATTAGAACTTGGAAGAAATATATTTTATACTGGTGTTTCCTTTGATACGATTAAAAATAGATACCACGCATTTAATAAAGATTTTATTAAAAAAACAAGATCTTTAAACAATACTGGCTATGATACAGATACTCCAGGTACAGTAGTACATTTTGATCACGGAGCCGAAGGAACAAATGTAGCCAGCCTAGCAGGAGCTAGCCAAGCAATTCAGATAGGAGTAAGCAGAGGATTTACTCCTGAAGATTTATTCAAAGTAGCAGGAGACAATCTTTCTGCAATTATTGACGAAAGATTTTTAGATCTTTCTAGAGGTGAAAAGGGTAAACTTAAAGCAGAGCTCTATGATATTATTATAAACTGGAATCAAGTAGTTACTTTAGAAGGAAGATTAAATGCTGGTGTAGGTATTATTGTTAGGCCAGTATCTTCTGGTACAAACTTACAAAGAGCTGGTTTAGAAAAAAAAGAGTTTAATGCACTAATGGATGCAATTGATTCCGCCATAGTAGGAGTACCTTGGGCAGATATTGAAGGATCTAGTACACTAACAGAGAAAGTTGGAAAGGTTGTTGTTACAAATCTAACTAAAAAGTTAAAAAAGTCAAAAATAAAAATAGACTCTAAGCTTTCTTCAGCAAAGCTGTCTACAAAAACAAAAACAAAAGATAGAACAAAAGGAGGTTCAGTCTCTGTTTCTCCAGCAAAAAAACATGGGGGAGCTTTTGCAAGTCAGTCTAAAACATCGGGAAGAAGAACCAAAAATACTGGATTTTCGCAAGTAAAACTATATGCTGCTTTAAACGCTAAAATTAATGCTACAGTAGCAAAAAACATGGAACTTCCTGGACTACAGTACCAGACAGGTAGATTTGCCTCAGGAGTTAAAATTACGGACGTAAGTAAAACAACACAAGGGTTTCCGTCCATAGGATATACTTATCAGCTATATCCATACCAAACTTTTGAACCAGGTTTTAAACAAGGCAGTATTGATAGAGATCCTCGTAAACTAATTGATAGATCAATACGAGAAATAGCAGCTCAAATGGTAACTGGAAGATTGTACACTAGGAGGCAATAATGGCTACAAGAACGTACGCAACTAGAAGGCAGGCCATTGTAAATGCTTTAGTAGATAAGTTGAAAGGTATAGATGGAAGCGGAGAATACCTTACAAACTTATTTAATAATGTACATCCTCGACTAAAGTTTTGGGATGAGATAGAAGAATTTCCTGCGGTGCACCTAAACGCGGGGTCAGAAAGTCGCGAATACCAAGGTGGTGGTTACAAAGATAGATTCATGAGTATAACGCTGCGGTGTTACGTAAACTCAGAAGATGCAGTAGAAGATTTAGATAAATTATTGGAAGATGTAGAAGTAGTGTTAGAGGACAACTCT